TGTAAACAGACCAGGCGCACAGCAGATGCCTGATATGATTTGGCAGGGATGATATGGATATTTTTACTTGGGATATGTTTTTAACAGTTGTATTTGGTGGAACAATAGTTATAATAACCACAGTCCTCACTATGGATAGATGACACATGAACGATGAACAACTAAAGTTGAGGCAACAAGCCTTGCTAATTCTTTTTAGAGAATTTGGAGAAGGTAAGTATTCAAATCAATCCATTTATGAATGCGCAGATGAATGGGTAGGTAAAGGTCATAAGATAACAAGCGGTATTGTTGCTTACTACAGAGCCTATTATAAGGCAGCAGCTGTATAAATAAAACACATTATAGGAAAGAATAATGAAGTGTCCAAAGATTAGTTTCAACAGCATTGCTAATGTAATTAGTATTGCATCAGGAGTATCATTAGCTGGTATCATTGGTGTAGGATCTTATGTGTATCTAAACAAGGATGCAATCGTAGATGATATTAAGGAAGCAGCAATTGAGTCTGTGATGGGTGGCATGAGTGGTGGTCTTGGTGGAGACCTTCCAATTGGTGCTCCTGATCTTGCTTCTCCTACACCTCAAGCTGCAGCACCTGCTGTTCCTTCTGCTGGTTTAGGAATTGCTAATTTCTAAATAGCGTAGTTGCTATAGTGCTATGCCTGAAGAGGTAAAGGAAATTAAAGAAGAAGTTGAAGAGAAGAAGAAGGGGTTCTTTGGTAAAGCAAAGGCTGCTATACTACCTGATGCTGACGAACAAGCAGCAATCATCTCGACAATGGTGCGAATTACGGTTCTTGCCTGGTCAGGTGGAATTTTGACTTTAAATTATGTTGCCATACCAGGTGTACCACAGCAGAAAATCGATCCAACTTTTATTGCTTCGGTTTTTACAGGAGTTTTAGCTAGCTTTGGAATTCAGACAGCATCTAAGAAGGGTGATGGCACTATGAAGATGGATAAGAATGGTAATTCTGTTAATGGTAATGGTGGACCACCTCCTGCTACAGCAAAAGACATTGAAGCTATCTTAGCAAAGGCTGGACCTACTCAAACTATTAGGATTGAACAGGCTCCTCTTAAGATTACTACTGATACTAAACCACAAGAACCTTATAAATTGTAAAGATAAAGAAACCATTAAATGAATAACTAATTATTCAAATGAACACACCGTATCCCAAACCAAGGTGGGATCTTGAGAATGATGTAGTACGACTTGAACAAATGATTATTGTTTACGAACAAGAAATCGAACAACTGAAGATTGAAAAGGATGAATTAAAACAAGAGATCCTTTTCTTAAGAAAACAATTAAGGATAGAGGATGATGAAGATGTGGAATCTTAATATCAAAGAAACACTTACCAAGATTAAAGATTGGGATAAGGCATGGGCAAAAAAGATCCAAGACAAGTTTAATCTTACAGACTATCAGATGCTTTGTTTAGCATTTGGAAAGGGATTTATATTGGGTGCGTTGATACTCTAACTGAGTGTTGGAGTCCACACTGAAATAGGCACAATTACTCATTCTGTGCTATAAATATTATCAGTATGGGATTGAAGGATCATGCCCCAACACTACACAGTCGGATATCACGACGTAGAATTAAAGCACTATGAAATTTGTGAGTATGCAATGACTGCATATGACGCAATACAGAATTCCAAAGAGGATGTTCCTGCACTAAATGTGGTGGATGAGTAGAATCACCATCATGGGAACATCTTTAAGTCTATCAGTCTGGTTAGCAGCACAAGCATATGCTTAAATAGTATGTTATAATATTTAAATCTAGATTTAAATTATGATGTTTACTACTATTCCTCATGGAAACTATGGAGGACTTCCTCCTGAAGGACAATTAGTTGCAGTTATTTTAATATTACTTGCATTCTTAGTTGGGTATGGATTGTATCTTACCTTTGGGTCAGGTAATGAAGAGTTAAGAGATCCTATTGATGAGCACGCAAAGATGCATGAACTAGGTATAGCACATGGACATGGTGGAAGTAAAGAGGCATATGATATGTCAGGTAAGATTGAAAAGCATAGTCATCCTCCAGATTTATTAGGATGAGTGAGGTACTATGGTCAATAAATATTATGATTGGTATCCTACTCATAGCAGTAGGGTATGTAATCTATTGGGTCTTCAAGTATGATGATTGGAATCCTAACCCCATTACTAATATCCATGTCTCCGAATCAGATGATTCAGGACATGAGGAATTGGGAAGCAGAACAGACTAGAACTCCAGCAGAAGAATCTATAAATAGATCACTAGACCTATGGGAGGATACAGAAGATGGGGAAGATGGTTCCACCGAGCAGGAAGAGTTGCTACAACTTCCGAGTAGTGTCGATAGACAAGGTATTGGACGGAGATACGATAGATGTCACCATCGATCTTGGATTCGATTTATTCAAGAAAGAACGGGTAAGAATTGCGGGGGTGGACACACCAGAGAAAAGGACTAGAGATTTAGAAGAGAAAGCATTAGGAATAGATGCTACTTATTGGATGAAAGGAAAATTAGAGGACACTATTGCAGGAGATGAAGAACTCACTATTAGAACTGAACTTAAGGGTGGCATGGGGAAGTATGGTAGGCTTCTTGGTTGGCTCTATATTGGCGAGGATACTGTTTCCTTAAATGAACAAATGATTACGGAGGGTTATGCCTGGGAATATGATGGTGGAACTAAACAGAAAAATTTTGAGGAGTTACGTGAGATTAGGCGTTCGTTTGGGACACTGGACGAGTCTTGATCAAACTTTTATAGATTCACAAGGCAAAACAGGCAGACGAGTATACGCTGACTGGTCAATACCAACTGAGGAATATGATAGAAACTAGAGAAGATTTTCTTGCACTCTTAAAGGAGGATGCATACAAGAAAGGTGATTTTAAATTATCATCTGGTAAGAAGAGTGAGCATTATGTAAACTGTAAGCCAGTAACCTTACAGGGTGATGCCCTTATGTTTATCAGTTGGTGTATGTTCGAGTGCCTTGAAGAGGATTGTGATGCTATAGGAGGACTCACATTAGGTGCTGATCCATTGGTAGCAGGTGTTGCTATGGTATCAGCAATAGAAGAAAGATATCTTGATGGTCTAATAGTAAGAAAGGAACCTAAGGGACATGGAACAAAGGCATGGATAGAAGGTCCAACCTTAGCACCAGGTTCTAAGGTAACAGTATTGGAAGATGTTATTACTACAGGTGGTTCTGCTATTCAGGCAGCAGAGAAACTAAGAGATGCTGGATATATAGTAGAGAATGTAGTGGCTATTATTAATCGTCAAGAAGATGGTGAAGCAGATGAGGCTATGGATGCTGCTGATTTAAATTTGATTAGTCTTTTTAAATTGGAGGAGTTATTCTAATGGAACTTAAGGATACTTTAGTAGCAGGAGCAACGGTGATTGCTGTAGGAACCAGCAGTGTTGTTGGTGGTAATCAGGTTATGGATAAGGTTAATAAAGGACCTGAGAAGCGTAGAGATGCCACAGTAGAAAGAGTGATGGCAGAACTTGCTCCATACATAGACCAAAGGATTCAGCAATTGGTTCCTTCTACTACGGGTTCTGTGGTTCCTGCAAAGACAGAACCACAAGTGGATTATCGTACACAAACTCCACAGAGATAAATAACAAAAGTTGAGAGTGTATTATGAAGGCAGTAGTTGACACCGTTAAAAAAATAATCTCCCCAGAACAGAATTGGTCACAGTTCTTGATGAAGATTATAGGTGTGGGAGTAGTAGCAGGTATAGGATTTGCAGGATTCCAAGTCTATACTGGTTCACAAGAAGAGGAAGAAGGACCAGATGATTCCATTGAGGTTATCTTTGAGGAGATACCAGAGAAGAAATTGCAAGTAGAAGAGATATTAAATGACTTAACCAGAAGCAATAGAGATATTAATTCAGTATGGTTATATGATTGGCCAGATGCAAGAAACATAGTTCCTGTTTTTAACTCACCAAGAAACTCTAGAGACCCATTACCAAGTGGGTACTGGATGTCTGGTGATGAAAGAGTTATAGGAAACTTTGTCTTAGGTTCTTGTACAAGATTAGATAGAAAGTTCCCCAATGCAGCCTGTCCCATTATGGGAAAAGAAGACGCCTGGGGCGTTCTTGTTGTAGAGTATATTAAAGCTCCAGAAGATGATCCTCTATGTATTTTACCGAACAAGTCATGTGTAAGACCTGCTAAAGTAGCCTCTATGAAAATTAGTGAGATACTTTACCTATTAGAAAATAAAAAGTAGGAGGTAAATATGGCTGATGATACAATTAATAAGATTGATGCTCAACAGAACAGCAGGATGGCTGTGTTGGAGCAACAACTAAAAGATCTTAAAGAAGATGTAGATAGAGTAACTCAAGAAGAGAATGAAAGGTTGAAGGGTAGGATTCGTCACCTTGAGAAGTGGGTTGCTGGTGCTGGTGCTGTGATTGCTGTTGCTGTAGCAGCACTTGGGTTAGTAGAAGTAACTGATTTTGGTTTTGCAAAGACTGGTAAACATGTAGAAGAACATAGAGAATACTTTAAAGATATACTTCATCCAGCAATGGTTAGAAGTAATTGGTTAGGTCCAAACTATGGAAATTTGGAGGGAGCAAAAGTTCCTGAATGGATTAAGAAAAAATGATTCCTGATATTGGTATTGTTAATATTGATTCTTTAAGTGTTCCTAATATTAATGATATTGGGATAAGTAATGTTGGGATAGGTAATGTATATGTTAGAAATATTAGGATGGCAAATGTAAGAAAGATAGATGTGCCTGATGTAAGGGTATGGATGAATGAACCTCCGCAAGCAGTTCCAGTTGAGGTTCCTGTAGTAGTTAATATAGGTAAGCCTATTGTTAATATGCCTGGGTGTGTTACTGTTAATAGAGAGAATACAGGTAGAGACCCATCAAAAAATAAGATGCTGGTCAATGACGACCCTAAAGGTAATACTACTTTATGTGATGCTGGTATTCCTTACTATCAGCCACCTGATTATCAATCACAGGGACTTACTTGGACTACCGTTGTTCCAGAAGAACCAGAAGCTGATGGTGTTGATGGGGGAGATCCACCACCTGCACCTGACTTAACTACTCCATCACCAGAGATACCTCCTACTGGTGGACAGGAAACAGAAAAGGAATGTCCTGGACCTGGTGATCTCCGTGTAGGTGATTATTCTACAAGTGGAGATGAAAAGGTCTCAGGACATGAGTTGAATGATAATAATATATGTGTTACTCTTTGGGAACCAGTAGGTTTTGTAGAAAAATATTTACCTAGTGCTAATATTGTAACTACTACTGCTACTATTGCTGTGGTTGCGACAAGCTCTGCCCTACTTGCCAAACCCCTAGCTGATCTTCTTTTGAAGGTGATAAAACCTGTTGTGAAGAAGGTCGTTGCCAAGGTAAAGAAAGTGATGGGAAAAACTGACCCCGTTTTATCTGTGTCTCAACGGAGGGAAGAGCAGAGAGATCGGACTCAGGCGATACGGACTCTGAAGAAGGCTCTGAAGGCGAAGAAGTAGTATTATTTAATTGGTGTGTATGATCAGGAAGTGAACCAGGTCTTGCTTGTGTTACCATTACATCAGCACAGATAGAAGCATAAGGAGATTTGGGATGGAACATAATACCCTTTTGCATGAGCTCACCACAATTTTTGAGACGAGCTATTTCAAAGTCTAAACGTTTATTAGCAGTGAGTTGTGCTTGTTGTTCTATTTGAGTAGTTGCTGCCTGTTGGCATAACCTTTGCATACTTCTATTCAATGGTACGGAAAGAGTAGCAGATAATCCTAAGTTAAAATTTTGATTAGCACTCATATCAGTACGTACAGGCTTATTCCACACCACATCACCTGGATTATCTGGTTTACCATCAGGACCATCTACATCAACTGTAATTTCCATAGGTGCTCCATCTTCCCACCACCTTACATCATTACCATCTGCATCAGTATAGGTTGCTGTATTGTACCAGTTTTCATCTATAGGTATTTTATTTCCGTCGTCATCATATACTAATTGACCATCATTACCATGCTTCCATCCATTATACCAAGGATAGTTTTTAACTGTAGTGGTAACTTCAGTCATCTTACCAGTGAAGTCATTTAAATCATACTGTGGTTCCATATAATAATCTTCCCAAGGATGTTTTCTTGAGTCACTGTATTGAACATAGGGTGTGAAGTTAGCAGTAGCCCCTTGACACTGGATGCCATTGCCATATGTGTTAGTAATATATGGACCTTGTAAAACTTGTATTGCCTGGTTCGTTACTGAGCCGCTAGAGTTGGCTATCGGATTAGCAGTAGCACTAACACCACCTACTCCTTGTGCTAAAGAAATTGTTGGTGATAATAATGATATTACTAATGTACTTACTGGGTAAATGTACTTGTAGTTGAAGTGACTGATTCTACTTCTGTTAGTCGTTGTATTATCGTTTGATTCGTGAGACCTGGTCCAGAATAGCTTTGAGTAAATTGGAATGCCTCTCCTGGAGTGCTTATTGTAAACTGTCCTTGTTGAGAGAGATCTAATGAGTCGAAGGAACTTGTTACTGCTCCTGTGACTTCTCCTGTTCCATCTGCTGATGGATTGATTGTCACTGTTGATGTGTTCACTGAGGGGTTGAGTGCTTCTCCATTGTTTGAGATGCCTACCCCGGTCACGCTGTATTCCCATCCTGTTCTATAATCCACTGAGTTAATAGTTTCTGTCACTTTGGATGATGTCTCCGATACCGAAGTCATAGATCCCTGGGTGAAATTTGGAACCACGGGGACTGCCTTTGCAGCCCCTGATCCACTTAGCAATAGTAATATAGTTATAAGAGTTTTCATTACCTCTTAATTAATAGTAATTTCACTAACAAATTGGCCAGTCGCATTTGTGCCAGCTCCGCCAGCGGTTAAAGTGACAACACCAGCAGATGTTAAAGTACCTGCGAGGGTTCCGGCAACGCCGCCAGAGTTAGTTTGAACTGTACCATATGCTGGCATATCAGCTACAACACCACTAGTTACGTCAACACCTGTACCCATTGCAGATATAGCATCTCCCTGGGTCCAGCTTTCGCTGAAGCTGAATGCCGATCCGGCTGTGTTAATTTCATATAGGCCAACGTCTTGAGTGGATGCAGCAGTTGCAGTTGCTGCACCCATAGTACCGAAGTGACCATTACTATCTACTGCAATGTTGTTACCACTAACAGCATAAGTTGAACCAAGCCTAGTACCAACAGTTAAAGCTCCATCAACGGTCAGAGAAGTTGATGTAGATAGTCTATGAATTAAGTCTGCCTTAACTGGTGCTACCATTGCACCCGTCATCAATAACATAGCAATAGGTAAGAATCTTTTCATGTAGTGATACTAAACCGTGTTTTATTTAGCAATCTTAACATTGTAATTTATGTTACTAGCATAAATATAGGACATATGCTATACTTGTTTTGCATATATTAAAGTATGGACCAGCACGACATTCCCATATTAGGTAATTTCTATACCAAAGCAGAAGTAGACAAGATGGTTGCTGATGCTTTAGATGAGGCTCGTAGAATTGATGAAGCTTCAATGGCAAAGCATAATAGAGAAGCAACTATCATCAGTATGATTCTTGGGTTCACTTGTCTTGCATTGTTTGTTGATGGGTTGCTTAGAATACTTGGTATCATCCCACCCTTTATGGATTTGGATGTAGATATCATAGATCAGATTGTTGATAGAGTTGAAAATGACATCATGCCCATGTTAGATAGACTACCAGGAAGATGAATCCAATTACAGACATAGTTTTTACAATCACATGGTTACTT